GCAGGCCGCGGTATGGTTAAGAAAAAGTCAGCCATTGACAGCATGATTGATGAAGGTGACAGCAACACTGCTGCACCAGCTACCGAAGATGGTGACACCGAGTCACAGTCACGTCCGATTTACAAGAAGTATCCTGAAGCACGCATCCCAGTGTCAAAGTCCACTGGCACACTGTGGAAATCACGCTTCGATCAAGCAATCTCGCAACTGAAAGCACGCGGCACACACGATGCATGGGATGAATGCGTTGCGTACTACAAGAAAAATCAAACCAACAAGCGCAACAGGGACGATCCCGATGCTCCGTCACTTGGTCCAGAGAGCGAACTCACTGGTGGTCCCTTTTCGCGCACCGAGAACATTGTATTCAGCAATGTCTCGTCACTCGTGCCTGCGATCTACGCGAAGAATCCAGATGTGTCTGTGTTCAACAACAAAGGTGAAGAGGGACGACAGTTCGCAACGACAGCACAGAAGTTGGTGCGAACGTTGTTGCAAAAACGCACTGCCCCTGGGATCAACCTCAAACCAAAGGCACGTGTCTCTGTAGTTCGCACAACACTGATGAACATCAGCTACATCGAAATTGGATACACGAAAAAAGAGATGTCATCTGATGTTGCACTTCAGCAGATCGATGAAATCAGTTCCAAGTTGGCTAAGGCCAAGACATCGAAAGAAGTCATCGAACTTGAAGGTCAATTACAAGCCATCGATGACACGATTGATCTGCTCCAGCCATCAGGTCCGTACGCACGCGCACTGCATCCCAAAGATGTCATTGTTGATCCCGATGCAACGGTGCCTGACCTGTCTGATGCAAAGTGGATCATGGTCCACGATGTACTCGACACTTCATTCCTCAATGCGGTCTACCGCACGAAGGACCCAGAGACGGGTCTATGGTCTTCCCTCTACAAGCCAACGCATGTACTGAAACGTGAGGGAACTGGCGAACCCAACATGGCTGGTCATGATGATGAGATCAGCAGCTTCAATCTGTTTGCGTACGATGATGATGCGAAGCACTCCAGCTACGGATACGAAGATGAGAGATCATTTCGACGCGCTCAACGTACCTACGTGTGGAATGTGTGGGACAAGACCACACGACGAGTACTTATGTACGCAGAGAATGACTGGAAGTGGCCAGTGTGGGTGTGGGATGACCCGTATGGTCTGGACGACTTCTTCATGCAGTTCCCACTTGCCTTCCATACTGATCCAGAGGACATGTACGCCAAAGGTGAAGTCTCGTACTACCTCGATCAACAAGATGAACTGAATCTCATCAACAGTCAGATCAGCCGCATGCGTTGGCGTGTGTCGAATCAGATTGTTGTCAACAAACGTGCTGTCAGTGATGAGACATCAATCATGTCACTGATCAAACCTGTCAAAGGTGGTGAGATTGTCACCATCGACATTCCCGAAGGCATGAAGATCAGTGATGTCCTCACAACACCGCCAGTCCCGTCAGTCGAATATGCTCAACTCTTCGACAAGCGACAGATTTTCGAAGCTGTGGACAGAGTATCTGGTGTATCAGCAGTACTGCGCAATGTTGAGTTCAAAACTAACACAACCAACAGAGCCATCGACACCTACGAGTCATCCACACAGCAACGACTCGATGAAAAGATCGATGCCATCGAAGAGTTGATTGGACGTGTCGGATACGCAGTTCTATGTACGTGTCTCCAGTTCATGTCACAGGATGAAGTTGCCAAACTGATTGGACAGGAGGAAGCTGCGAAGTGGCCTCCGAACATGTCCGCACGTGAAGCACAGGACAGTTACAATCTCACTGTCACTGGTGGTTCGTCACTGAAACCAACATCCAAGACACGCAAAGCACAAGCACGTGAAATCGGTCAAGTGCTTGGTCAGTTTGGTGCAAACAATGCACTCGCATTCTACATCACACTGAAACTGTTCGCACGTGCATACAGTGACGAACTGGACCTCGATCCCGGTGATTGGGGACTCATCATTCAGTCGATTGAGCAGCAGATTCAGCAGCAACAAGCTGGTCCTCCGCAACAGCAGGGAGCGGGTGCACCAGCCGCATCAGGAGGTGCACCTGCATCGCCTCAACAAGGTGGTGCACCACAACAAGGTGGACCGCAGCAAGCAATTCAGATGTTCGATCAACTGTTGCAGTCACTTCCACCTCCAATCAGACAGAAGTTCGGAGCAGCAGTTGCACAGGGTGTACCGCTGCCTGAAATCCTTGCACAGTTGCAACAGGCTCGACAGCAAGGTAATGGACAACAGCCTCAACCACCGCAAGGTGTCCTAGCACGACCGCAAGCACCTGCGCGACCACAGGACATGAACAATGGCAGACCCTCGTAATCCTGACGACACTGATGCAGTCTCCAACATCGATGCAATGATCGATGAAGATGATGCTGATCTGTACGAAAGTGATGATGATGGAGAGACAGAGGATAGTGATTCTGACAGTGACGATGTATCTGGTGATGGCAGTCAGCGTGATGCTGCTGATCGCGCTGGTGTAGACCCAACACTGCCAATGGACATGCCAACTGCGCGTGCACCTGCACAGCCGCAGTACGATCCTGAGAATCCAAAGGGATTCACACGTGTTGGCAGTCTGTTCGCTGATGCAGAAGGCAACATTGTCACACGTGATGGTCGTATCATGGCCGCGAAAGGTGAACCTGCGCGTCACTGGTCAACCATGTCCAAGCAAGCTGCACAAGGTGAGCAGTTCCGCAGACAGTCTGAAGCACTGCATCGACAGATTGAACAAGGGAAGAATCTGATTGCAGCAGCGAAGGACCTCAACGATCTGCCACAGAAACTTGGCATCAGTCGTGATGACTACAACACTGGTGTGCAGCTCATTGCTCGTTGGAACAAGGACCCAGTGACAGTTGCACGTGAGATTGTCCAACGCACGCTCGCACGCGGTGTCAATGCAACCGACATCATGGGCAAGGGAGTTGGTGACGCACTCGAAATGGGTGCACTGCGTCGCATGGTTGATGAAGTTGCTGCTCCACAACGTCAGCGTGAAGAAGCTGCACGCATGACGCATGAAGCCAGCACACGTGCACGTGGTATGTACGATCAGTTCATGGCTCGTTATCCCGATGCAGCACCGCATGCAGATGCCATCGCTGCATTGATGAACAACAACAAGATGCAAGCGTCAGATGCGTACCATGAAGTGCGCTATTTCGCTGCACAGAACGGACTTGACTTCAGTCAACCACTGGGACCACAGATTGCAGCCAAACAGGCACGTGCACAACAGCCTAATGGTAATGCATCCCAAGGCAGAACCTACCGCGCTCCGATGGTTGCGGGGAACGGCAGCGGCAACCGCAACCTCACCAATGAGTCCAACTTCGCGCCAGCAGACAGTTCATGGGGAGACATCCTGAACAGTGTCATGCGCCAATCATGAGGTAAACGCAAATGCCGTCTTCTGTACTCAATACAGTTGTGCACTCCGTACTCACTCGGAGCCGCAAGAAACTGATCATGGCCGCAATCCAGTCCAATGCTCTCATGGCATGGGCATTCAACACCAAGCGTGTTGAGTTCGAAGATGGTGGCAAAGACATCACCAATCCAATCACACTCGGTCGCAATCCGAATGTGACATCGACTGAGTACTACAACAACATTCCCATCGCACAGACTGATGAGTTCAATACTCTGCGTTACGGTTGGTCCCGTGTCGTTGGCAGTGTCATCATCTCTGACCAAGAGGAGGATGAGAATCGTGGTGAAACCATGATCTTCAAACTGCTCAAAGCAAAGATGGAAGTGCTCGAAGAGTCCATCAAAGAAAAGTTCAGTCAGTACCTCTACGGTGCTGGTGCAGGACTCGATCCCAACGGATTGCAGAATCTGATTCCTGACGATCCGACTGTTGGATTGATCGGTGGACTTGATCGTGCGCTCGAACCACAACTGCGCACGTCTGCGTACGACTTCGCAGGTACTCTCGACAGCAGCAACATCGAGGAAGCAATGGACGATGTGCTGCTCGATCTGACGATGGGTACCGACAAGCCTGATGTCATTCTCGCAGGACGCAACTGGATACGCACATATCGTGCAGCCATCCGTGACAAGCTGGTCATCAATCTCAATGAGTTGAAGGGCGGCAAGGGCATGGTCGATCTTGGATTCGGCGGTGTCGCGCACGATGGCATTCCAATGATGTACGACGAAGCATGCCCTGTGAACAAGGCGTACTTCATCAACAGCAAGTACATGCGGCTGCACATCCTCCGTGGTGTCAACATGAAGGTCAAGGACCTGACTGCACCGTGGACGAT